CTTTAATATATGCACGAATATCATTTGATGTACATCCGTTTGGTAACTGTTTAACACGCAATGTACCTTTACTCTTCATTTGCGATGCACGCACCTTCATGTGTACATCGTCGATATTACGCATAACTTCTCTTGTTTCGTAACCGGTGTGCATCGCGTCAATACGCATTGAGCTAAGTTTTTCACTAAGTTCTAACGAAATGTAAACTACATTTAGGCCAGCCATTGCCCAATTTACTGCAAGATTTTGCAAGAATAGAGATTTGCCAGAGCCAGACTGTCCAGCGAAGATTGTTATTTCTCCCTTGTTAAGCCCACCGTATAATTTTTCATCTACCGTTTTCCAGCCCGTCGAGCACTGGCCTTTACCTTCCCTGATGGCCTCGAGGCGTTCTTTAGGATTAAGGTAGTAGTCGGTTCCCAGGTCCTTAACCAGTGCGATTTGTACCGCAGCCTTAATGGTTGCCTCAACTTCGCCATATCGTCCCTCATCTAATAACTCAGGTGAAGCTAAAATAGCATCACGGAGTGCTTTATGTCTGCAAAATCTTTCAAACTCTCTTAAAAACCAGTTGTCGTGCTTTGCTGCATCAACTTCCATGATCATAACATCTTTATGTGTTACAGCCATAATCTGGTGCACAGACGGGATATCCGTGAAGTCAACACTGTAGCTTTCAATGAATGCAACAGTATCTCTGTTCTGCTTATCATCAAAGTATTGTGACTTTAGAATACCCTTACAGCGTACAAATAAATCCGGCTTGCTCATCATGAAGCTGATAAACAAATCCTCGATATCTTTGCTGTAGTTTTCTATCTCGCTTGCGTTTGTTTCTTCTTTAATCATCGTGTCCTTCTCGAGCGTTCTGCTTGCTCAATCTTCCAATGTAATTCTATTTTCTCTCGTCCGCTTACTGCTGATGCAATAATAGAGTGAGTGGTCAGTAGTCTGCCATATTTTTCTGCTGCATTTGAAGCATCTTTAATACCGTTCTCCCACTTAGGAAACGATACTGACCAGTCGTTATCGATTGCAGCCTTAACAAGGTCCCACCCTTTCTTATCGCGATCGGGGCAAACAATAACTTCCTTCTGTAGTCTGTTTATAATGTCTATTTTAGGTTGGGTTGTTTCACCCAGTATTCCAACGCCGTCTGTGGTCCACGCATCGAGGACACCTTCGTTGACTAGGACATATTTACGCATCCAGTCACCCTGATGGTCCAGATTATAGACAAAATCGGGCGGGCATTGTTGATAGTATTTTGGAATCTCTTTACCATCTGTGTCATAATATAATCGTGCCGTAAATCCTACAATCTTATTCTTATAGTGGTACGGAATAATCAATCGCTGGTTAAGATTAAATATAGTAGACGGAGTCCAATAAAACTTATCTAAGTCGAATATTTTTCTGCTGATTGCATAATTCACCACGCTGAGAAACTCTGGATCATCTAAACCTGCATCTAACCAATTTGTAATAGACATAGAGTCTTTTGGTAATTCTACTGATTTCCATTTACTGAACAAAGTTTTAAACTTAGCCTCTACATCTATTGCAACTTGTTCGCCGTCGCGTATACTCGATATATTATTCTTTTGCTTAAATATTTCAAATTCTATTTGCTTAATAAATTCGTCATCTAAACTAATTTGCTTTAAAAAGAATTTGAATTTTGCTGATAATGGCCCGTCTTCTGTGTAACCTGCACTGAAGCCACAGTTAAAACAGTTGAGCGCAATCGAGTTGGGATTAAATTGGATGCCAAATCTATGTCTGGTATCGTGGCCGTGGCCCTGTGTGTGGCACAGCATACAGTTACGCTTATGCCATCCTTTCGGTGCTTGCTTTAATGCACCTATATTTGCCATTATGGCGTCACGGAGGATATCTATAATCATTTAGCTATTATAGCAGATCCTTTAACGAAGATCAAGTGCGAACTATGAGTTTCTTTATTAATCCCTGACTACGTAAATCATATAATTTTTCCACCAAGTCCGATCTCTCTTGATGGTTGACTCAGCTGCTGGCCATCCGTAGGCATATGTCCATGCACATTTTGGGTCAGTAATAATAACAGGTTCGGCTTCGGGCCATCTACCCTTTATTGCTTTACTAGCATATAAATATGCTAAATTAGGTTTTGTTAATATAAATGGTTCGGCCTCTGGCCATCTTTTATGCGATACCTCGGTGGCATATTTCGTTAATTTTGTAGGACTTGTTTTTTTAGGTATGGGTAATTTTTCTAAATCTTCGTCTCGTTTGCCTACATATATGGCAGCATCTAATCGTTCGTTAAATGACCCTTTATTATTTTTATGCGACAACTCATGGTGCGTATAAAGATCTGAGGTAGCAGTGTTTTTGAATGTGCCGGCGACAGCTAAATCTTCTATATAGAAGAATACAGCCTGTGTAGGTTCGTTTATATGTATTGCACCAAATCCGGGATCAATAATAGCATGTATGCCCGCATATTTGAATATTTCTGTTTGTATTTTTGCAAATTCTGACTTTTTATAAATTTTGGTTGATGATTTATCGACACAGTTCTGCACATACATATATAAGCCAAAATTTGTCTTAATTTCATGATTGTGATGATTTTGGTTACCCACTATATTATCTATTGCATTTATTATCCTATCTGTCATCCCTTCAGTAAGGATATCTGTTGATATTCTCAGTATATTATCCTCCGGTATATCTATTACAAAGGCCTGCACAAATGGCATTCCGTAAGCAAACGGAATGCTTAAGAGATTATTTCGTAACGAATAATAAAGAGGATACGAATATATCCCGGATGGTGTGTTATATTCTGTATTAGGATTTATTTCGAGTCTGTCTAATCGTGTGTATGTAATAAATGTTTTTTCTTTTCCATATTTTTCATAAATTTTTAGTAATTTATTTAATACCGCATCCTCATATTTTAGCGGTTTGGCAATAATCTCGTCTAATCTCATTTTAAGTCCTAACTATAAGTTTCTTCATTAATCCTGGATCTAACACAGCAGTAGATGGAATATATCTAAATTTAATCCACATACAGTTCGCAGAGAATGTCCACGCCTGTGTTCCTGTGTAACTAATAAACTCAATATCAAAGGACATTGATGTTGGATAAATCTTAAACCAGCGCGTTGGAGATAGATACGGATCCGGTGTCTCTTCTAAGCTACCCCATATCTCAAGTACACCCGTGAAGTTCTGTGTACAAGTTGAGAATGAATGAACTGCATTAATATGATTTTGTACGCGCCCACCGGGGATTCGACCCGTATAGAATGATGGAGTAATAGGACCAAATGTGGGAATACTTAAATCCGGTGTCCAATTAAGTGGTTCATATGTAATACTCTGCATAGGTGCTTTGAATGCTTGTTCTGTAATCTCAATTTCCATTTGAACATTGTCATTCATGTCACTGTATAATGGCTTCTCTATATAATAATCTGCAACATTGGCAACAAAGTCTTCTGTTCGTATTAATACCATTGTATATACCGCAGGGGCTAATAAAGCAGTGTCGCCGCCATCTAACTCGAGCGTAACCAATCCCTTAGCAGGTCCAAGTCGACATAGTTTTTCTACAACTACCTTTCTATTGTCCGGATCGATAATGCGTGCATAAACTTGCTCACCACATGCAATATCAAACGGAACTCTGTCGGGACCTAATACTCTGAATATGATTTTGTTATCTACACCTTTGTGTGCTTTGATTGGGTTTTTATTCATGGGTCCGTTATCCTTTAAAGGGCAGAAGGTGTCGCCGACAGCTAATAACTGTCGAACATGATCGTACATATATACTTTGTGAAATGTTATGTCCATTTGTGCCCACCTTTTTACATATTTATCACAAACAATGTCAAAATAAAAGTCGCACCGAGACAAACCATATAAATAACATTATATGATAAATTTAGAAGAAATCAAAGAAAAATTCCCGTTCTTAAGCGGTCTGAGATGCCAAACTATCGAATATATTGGCATTATTCAGAACTCTGACGATAAAATTATAAGCTTTTACGATTACGAATCTATTCGTTCTGCAGAAGAAAAGAAGTTATTTTTGACACTCGGAGAAACATGGTGGTGGGAAAGTAACAGATTACTTCCCATTAACATATTCTTACAAGGCCAAATGCAAGACTTCCGCTACTGTATGAAAACTGTAGTGAACAAAGATGTAGAAATAATGTTTGGATCTGTCACCAGTCTAAACAATATTATGCGTAAAAGAATTAAGAAACGCCAGATACAACTTATCAGACGAGCGGATTAATCTTCCTTAGACAACTGTTCAATTAGTAAGTTTAGATTTACTATAACTG